TCAGCGGGACTGGTCCCAGGCTCCATCGGGGCCTACGTAGTACCTCGCACGGTCCACCCATCGGCTGGTGGCCATGGATCCGTCTCCAGAGAGCCAATAGTCGTTGCCTTTGGAGTCTTTGCGCCAGGCTTCTGTGACCATTTGACACTCTCGATAGCCAGGTTCCCCTGCTTTGGCGAAGTAGTACCAGGTGCCGTCTATAAGCGTCCATCCGGTTGCGGCATAGCCGTTAGCTCCCAGCCAATACCATTCGCCTCGGGATGGGTTGAACCATTGGCTCTTCTTATAGCTTCCGTCGCCGTTCTCCCACCACCAGCCTCGGCTGTCTTTGTACCATCCTGACTTGGCTACCTGAGGAGTACCGATGGCTTTGCCGACGATGCACTCGGCGATGGTTTTGCCGATGGCATCAGGACCCACTCGGCGGTAAGCTTCGGCATCGGCGGCACTGTCCACGAAGCAGATCTCAATGAGAATGGCGGGCATGTTGGTGTGCTTGAGCACGTAGAAGTTGTTTGCCTTGGCTCCTCGGTTGCGGATTCCCATGAGGGATGCCAGGGCCGCGCTGATCTTTGCAGCCATGGTCTTGCCCCAGTCAGAGCGGGAGGTGGGGGAGTAGTAGACCTCGGTACCGGATCCACCGCCAGAGTTGAGATGGATGCTCACGAAATAGCCGGAGCCGCTGGCGTTGGCCTTGGAGCAGATCATTGAGAGGTCTGCACTGCTGGTGACCTCTTCGGTGGTGGAGTCATGCACGCTCCAGCCTGCCTGACGCAGATACTTCTCCAAGGCCGCTCGGATCTTTCTGTCCTCTGTCACCTCATCTAGGTGTCCTGAGGCTCCTGGCGCCTTGTGGGTGTGGCCTGCGTTGGTACTGATCTTAGGCATGGGCCTCGCCTCCCTTATTGGGATCTATGAGGGTTTTGGCCTCTTGCTCTCGTTCGGTGTTCTTGAAAGCGCGCCCCAGCTTGTCGTTGATATCCGGGTTGATGGCGCAAAGGTTCTCGACAACGCTTACCAGCTCGTTCCAGAGGCAAAGGGCGCAGATACCCGTGACGCCAATGCTGGCGATTACTTCCAAGCCCGTGGCTGGCTGCATAAGGGAAGGGTCGATCTGGCTTAACACCTCTCCTGCCAGCTGGACGAACCAGGCGACCCCGATAATGCCCATCCAGGCAAGCTTGTGCCAAAGGCCTTCGCGCATCTTGGATGAGCTGACGTTGTGCTCCTTGCAAGCCAGGGCATAGCCGGTGGCGATGTCCATGGCCATGGCGATGCAGACTAGGATGAAAAGCGCAAGCTCCATGGGAGCCTCCTTAATGAAAAAGACCCCGCAGGGTCTTATTGATCGATGATGGATGCCACAAGCTCGCGAATACGTGAGGGGACGTCTTCCAAGACTATTTCTCCACGCCGGATGCGGCGAGCGTAGACTTTTGCCATGGAGCGGTCGAGATTGGTGAGAGTTTCCATTGTTATGCACCTCCAGCTAAAGACTCATAGATATCGCAAAGAGCGGCATCGGTCGCCGCTTGTGCACTCTGCATTGACACTAGCTGCTCATACATGTCGGTAAGCAGGGAGTCAGTATCCTCTGGCTCATGGGTAGCCCAAAGCTCGTCGAAACGGGCGGTGGCTGCCTCCAACGTGAGATCTGAAGCGGCGTTGAATTGCACTACTGTGCAATCCCACCCATTGCCAACCTGCACAATGTTCTTGCGCAGATAGCAGACTTTGCCTCCGTTGGGATTGTTCTCGATGTAGACTGCGTCGGGTTTCGTGGCGAAGCCCTTTTGTTGGTACTTCATCCTTACCTCCTGCTATTTCGCAACGTACGCGACATCAACGATCCAGCGCCCTGCGCTAGGAGCCGCGCCGCCTTGTAGACGCAGGCCCGCCACACCGGTCGAGAGGACATTTATAGAACACACTTTTCCCGTGTCGTTTTGCTTGGCAGTACCGAATAGTTCTTCGGTATTAGCGGGTACGGGAAGCCCTTTGAGGATCTGTGGGTTTGCCCACGAAGACGATTGAGCAGGGATGTCAACATAAGCACTTATACATACGACTTTTCCGTACTGCCATGCCGATGCCGTAGTGATACCAGTAGCGTCATTTCCTTTTTGCACGCTTAGCTTTTTTGGGGCAAGCCCTAGATTACTTAGTGCACCCGAAGTAGTGCTGGATCCAGTGCCTCCGTTAGCGATACCCAGTACGCCGGTAATGCCCGGACGAGGGGAGCTTGCGAACACGTTTGCCGCGCCTGTAGATCCGAGGTTGGTGAGCATCGATGGGTTAGAGGTTATACCCGTACCGCCGTTAGCCACCGGGAGAGCGCCTGTAGTGTTGCCCAAACCCATTGCGTTACGAGTAGCTTGTAGAGAGGTCTGACCCGTGCCACCGGAGGAAGCCGCGAGAGGGGTTTCCAGAATTAGTGGACCGATCATTGTGTCACCGATCTTCTTTACCGAGTTGTTTGCTTGCTCTAGCGCTTCAGAGGCGTTGGTCTTAGCGGTATCAGCGTCCGTGAGCGCGTTAGTAGCATCCTGAGACGCTTGAGCGATGCCAGACTCCATGTGGTTGAGAGCTGCCGCGTTGATCGGGGTCCCACCCGAAGCATCGTCAGCCCATTCTTGAGTTTCGTATTCCGCCATGATTCCTCCTATTCAGTAGCGATCATTGAGGGAGAGAACTTATGAGAAGCCCACCGTCCGATGCCACCGGGGTACAAATTGTCCCCGGGGTAGACGGCGTTGTCTGGAAATAGCCCGCGTCGCTCATAGACCTTCATGTCAGATATCGTATGAACACCCTCTCCCTCTGAGTCTATAAACCAAACGTTTCCAGGCTCTTCTGGAGGCACCTTGTCGGCAGGTTGGACATAGACGGTCGGAGGACGGTCGGCATCCTTGCCGGGGTCTCCCTTTGGGCCACGAGGGATGGCAAAATCGATATAAGTTGTCCCATCTAGCATCTCTGGCTTGCGGATGGTTACCTCAGGGGTCGTGCCTGGAGGCAGGGTCGAGAGGTTTCCCACCTCAAGGTCGAATCGTTGAACCGCTAGTTTGAGCTCTGCCATGAAACTGTCGGCATCGATCTTGTTGACTGCCGATACGATGCCGCACATCGAAGAGCTTGCCCGAAGGTCGGTGAGGCTGCCACGCCAGTCCACGCGGGCTAGAATCAGCTCATAAATCGAGTCAGTTCGAACGGGCTGCTCAGATGGGTTTTCTGAAATACGTGCATAGATCGCGCCATCGCGAGCGTTGATGTCGTAGCGGCCGGCGACGCAAAGATATGCGTATTGGCCAGTTGCGATGTCGGTCTGATCGATGACCTTCAGTTCTTCTGCAGAAGGGATATAAAGGCCGCCTGCGATCGCGCCGCCACAGCCGATATACCAAGCCCCGCCTTTGAGTGACGGGGCCATCTCATCTAGATAATCCGGATAGATGCCATCGGTGACCATGCGGCTGATCACATCGCGCAAATCGTCGGCATTGTAAGGACGGTCATAGACTGGCAGTCCGTCCGCATCTATCTCTGACACCATCGAGTCCATGGGGTAGGCATTGAGGATGCTGTGGACCAGGATGCTCATGGCTACCTCCTTCCTTGTAGTGCCCTTTCTAGGCGGGATATCGACTTGGTGCCTAAGGTGGCTTCCACCGTGTGACCTGAGTCCTTCCAGACCTCTCTTACTTCTTCGACGCGAATGTTTGCAGCCATATTGAGAGCAGGCACCTCCACGTCGCACAGGTCGCAGAGATCCCAGCCGTCTCGGTAGCCTGATCCTGCAACCGAGGCATCCACGACGATCTCGGGCATATGGTCATAGGAGCGCAAGAGACCCGCGGCATCTACGTTGGCGTTATTAGGGGTCACATCTTGCCCAATAAGGCCGCCAACATCCTCAAAGGCCCTCGCCTTCCACTGGTGGGCCGCATCAAATCCAGGTACGGACACCGTTCGTATGATCTGGATCACGTTGTCTTGGCTGTCGCGCTCGGCTAAAGCCACGACTTCTGAGCAGGCCACCGAGTAATCCCCCAAATAGTCAACGGAGGAGATGGTGCCTAGTTGCAAGGAGAACACCCACCACGGGTTTAGGGATTGGGATCTCCCACGATTTACGCCTGATATAAGGCAGGCTTCCAATTTGTTGGGATTCTTCGCTCGGTCGTAGGTGATGAGTGGATAGGCGTTGTTGCCTGCAGTTGCCGAGAAGAGCACTTCCATAGCCGAGTCGCCCTCAGCGCCCCCAATGGAGTAAGACGGTCCAGTGGCACTTTGGGTACCTTCTGACAGGATGATTTGGGGTACGTCATTCATGTGCCAAGTGGCCAGTGCCTTGGTTGCTGCTTGGCGCCAGTTGGCTCCTGAGAGGGATGCTCCTCCTACCCCAAACACAAAGCGATCATAGAATGACTCTGCGAAGCGGCCTTCTAGGGCAGGTTCCGCCCCTGAAGCTCCGTCTTTCACAGAGACTTTCTCGATGATGCCGACTTCTTTGTGAGTGTCGAGTGTGACCAGATAGCGGCCCGGCCACTCCACCGGCACATCACAGTTGAGGGTGGCGGCAAACTCGCCCACGCCAGATACGCGCCGTGTCCATTGGAGGTTTCTATAGGGGACGTTGGCTGCCACCAGCTCGATATTGCCCTGAGCGTCTACATGGTGGATGTCTAACTGAGGGAAATGTTCCATTAGATGCTCACGTACCTTTCCCGGATCGTGGGCACCAGGCCCATGGAGGCGTCTCCTGATGCCGCAGCCCAGCTCACTTTGTAGGAGCCGGGATCTAAGGCAGCGGTAAGGGTGGATCCTGGCGCTACCTTGTTCGAGACATTGGATCCATTGAGAGTGATTGAGGTGGGACGGGCTGCAAAGTCGACCACCAGCCGATCGCCCTCATGCAGGGTGAGGGTCAGGGTGAATGCACAGACCTCGCGTCCAGCCTCATCCTTTACCGTCAAGGAGGGATCTGTCACATCGCCTTTGGCGGTGACCTCAAAGCAGGGGAATGCCCGGCCTCCGCCATGGTTTTCGATGGTGATGGTCCGGCTTGCTACGCCTACCGCAAAGCCTCTTACATGGGCATGACTGCCGACGCTGCTCCGGGCATATCGGTTTTGCTCGGCATTCTCGGGAGTTGGCGCCCAGCGGGTGGCCATGGACACGAAGGGAAAGCCGCGCTTGCCCTTGGCATCGGCCACGTTGAAGCTCTTTTCGTCCTCTGACAAAAAGTAGGGGTCTAAAGCAAGACACGTCCAGGTTACCCGTTGCCCTGTGTAGTTGGCATCCACCGGAATCCTGAGCTTATAGTTCCTGGCATAGAAGAAGCGCTTGCGTCCCATCCACTCCACGTGCACCTCATAGGGCGCGCGGGAAGTGAAGAAGCGCTCGGCCTTCGCTCTCAGCTCATCCTTCGTGAGGGAGGGGTCTTCGCCGAAGATGTCGATAGTCCTATCGATCTCAGGCGACCTCTCTCCGAGCAGGTAGGAGCCGTCGTATTGGGCATACTCGGAAGTCGACACGCTGAAGTCGATGCCGTCAAAGTTCTCGAGGCCGCCTTCCAGGATGCTCCAGCGGGTACCGTCGATAAGAAAGGAAGGGTTCTCATCTCCCTTGCCGTCATCTCGCACAATGCGAATGACAGGGTTTCTCTTAGGCACGTCTGCCTCCTAATAGGACTTGGCGATGCCGTAGCGAGCTTCCATGCGCATGGCGCGGGCCACCTCGTCAGGACTCTTCCAGGGCTCGTTGAAGATAAGCGTCTGGTTGACCTGGGCTGGTTTCTTGCCCTGCTCATCCGAGACAAAGGCATAGCTCCGAGCATTTACGGCCACAGACGGGGACGTTCCAAGCGCCTTGGAGACGTCGCTAGCGGCATCCATGGCGCTTTTAATGGCTTCCGGGGCGCTTTTGGTGATGGCGTCTGCCCAGTCTTGCATCATGTGGGCGCCAGAAAACGTGGTGTAACCACGTCCGGAAAGAGGGCCGACTTTGGCGGGTGAGAACGGGAAGAAGTCGCGCACTGCCTGGATGCCGTTGGAGACCGCATCCTTGGCGGCGTTGAACCCGCTCATGATGCCGTCGGTAAATCCCTTGAGCAAGGACTTGCCGGCATCTAGAAGAAACGTGCTCACGTTGCCCAGGGCATCCAGAAGCCTCTGCGGGATGCCTCGGACGAAGTCCACTGCTTGGTTGAACCCGTCTCGAATCCCGTTCAGGAATCCTCGACCGGCCTCTCCCGCCTTGGCGATGGTGTCTGAGACGAAGCTTCCCATCTTTGAAATGGCGCTAGAGAGCCAGGTCCAGATCCTCCCTGGCAACTGTCGGATGTTGTCCACCACGTTTGCCAGGAACTGGGAGCCTGCTCGGGCTCCGTTGTCGATGACGTTGGACACCCAAGAGCCGATGTTGGTCAGGGTGCTGGTAAGCCATGTCATGAAGTTCTGCGGAAGGTTCATCACGAAGTTTATTATGTTGCTCACAAACTGCGAGCCTGCGTCTATGGCCCATTGGATGGCAGAGGCGGCAAATCCTGCAATGGCTCCGATCACAAGGCCAAGGATCATGCCGATGTTTTCTGGCAGGTGCATGAAGAAGTTGACGATATTGTCAACGAAGCCTTGAGCGATGGAGGCTGCGGTTTCCGGAAGGGTTGAGAAGAAGCCAAGAAATCCCTGGATAGCGTTAGGTATCGTCTCGGTGAAGAACGTCGCTACGCCGCCCCACACCGTGTTGAAGATCGAGCCTATAGCATTCACCGTGTCGGTGAAGAAGCTGGTAAACGTACCCCAGAGCTCTTGGCCAAGCTCGGTCTGCGCAAAGAAGTAGATCAGTCCTGCGGTCACGGCGGCGATGGCGGTGGCGGCGAGAACGAACGGGTTGGCGTTCATGACTGCGTTTAATGCTGCTTGTGACAGCGTGGAGGCTTCTTGGGCTTTCTTGAAGGTGTCGAGAGCCGTCTGGGCCGCCTGGATGGTTGATGCAATGGCGCTGGCTGTTTTGAATGCGGTAAAACCGGCTACAGCAGCCATGACAGCGGGAGCGATCTGGTCGAAGTTCTCTGTGAGGTCGGAAATCCAAAAGGATATGGGCTCTAATACCGCGTGGAGACCATCAAGAATGCCTTTGAAACCGTCAGCTGCGGTTTTGGCCCCATCGGCTCCGCCTGCCCAGTCAAAGATCGCCTGGGCTGTGTCCATGATGACTCCAAAAAGCGATCCGGCGATAAGGCTTAGGTCGCTCATGATGTCAGCGAACGTCTGCACAGCCCCATTTTCTGCACATTGTTGGATAAAGGCACCCACATACTGCCCGATGAGCTGTAGGGGAGTAGTGATTGCTCCCACCACTACATTCAGAGCCCACATGGCGTCGTTGATGATCTGAGTGGCAGCCCCTGAGGAGATGAACTCCTCTCCCAGGCTCATCAATGCGTCTCCTAGGGCAGACCCTGCATCCACCACCCGTTGGAATCGCTCTGCCACAAGGTCGATCCAGCCTGTGTTCATGGATGGGGCCAAGCGGTTGAAGGCGTCAGCGGCGATGTCTATGGCAGAGATGGCAGCGTTGGAGATCTTTGAGAATTGACCAGAGAAGCTGTCGATGGCGCCAGCGATCTTGTCTACGCCGATGTGGCTCACGATGTTTGCCACTGCGGCCACCACGCGGTTCTGGACGTTTTCCAGGCTGGTTCCAATGCCCACAGACCCTGCTTTGGCAGCCTCTGCGAAGCTGGTCATGCCCTCTGCGCCTTCGGTGCCCAGCTTGATGATGCCGTCCTGGAACTGGTCCATGGTGATGGTGCCGTTTTTCAAGGCCTCGTAGAGGTCTTTTTGATTGGCCGTAGGGCCGATCATTGCCTTGGCCAGCTGGTTGAGCTGTCCTGGGGCAGCCGCCACCACAGAGTTCCAGGCCTGCTGATCCACCTTGCCCGCCGCAAGCATCTGGTTGAACTGAGTCATGGCGTTCTCGGCGTCGCTGGTAGAGGCGCCGGCAGCCAGCATCATGTCGTTGAATGCAAGGCCAAGACTGGTGGCCTTGGAGAGGTTGCCCGTGGAGGCGGTGAGCTGCTTCACGAAGCTCGCCACGGCTTGGGTGGAGGAAGGCAGGCCGTTCAAGTGGTCTTTGATGGAGCCGATGGAGGCTCCGGCTTCCTCGGCAGAGAAGCCCAAGGTCTGCATGGTCTTAGGAAAGCTATTGAGGATATCGGCGCGAGCGAAGGCGCCATTGAGGCTAGAGCTGATGGTATTCGACACCTTGGAAAAGACGCTGGAAGCAACTCCTGCGATGGCGCCGCCCCCCAAGACCGACCCGAACTTGTCGACAAACCCCTTGGCGGAGCTGGATCCGGATTTGTAGGCGTCGGCATTCATGGCTTTGAAAAAGCCGCTTGCCGACGGCATGACGGTGACGTAGGCGACGCCGATCTCGTTTGCCATAGGATCTTCCCTCCTTATGGGCCTATAGGACCGAATACCTCATCGAGCCTGAGCATAGTCTCTGCCATGGACTGCTCGTCGAGAGTCTTTCGTGCCTGCTCTTTAGGCGTGGGTATGGGTTTGGGCTTCTTGCCCTTGCCGCCTGTGAGGCCGTAGGCGATCCATTTACAGGTGTTGTCAATGGACCAGAGCATCCATAGCTCGTCGGTCCAGGCTTGGTTTGGGTCCTCTTGGACCACACAGGACCTCACTAGGCGAGAGTCCTTGGGCAGCTGACCCATGAGAAGTGCCAGGCGCTCCATCTCACGGTCGTCTGCCCAAGGACTCAAGTCTTGGTCGTATAGATTGATTTGGTAATACTGCTGGAAGTCAGCGACTAGCTGCGGCCAGTGACTTTGAATCGCTGCCTGGAAGGCACAGATGCTTTTGGGTCGCCGTTCTCCTCGGCGATCTTTTGCAGCAGCTCTCCCATTGCCTCGGTGGAGTCGCCGACCTCTTGGGCCACCGCATCGCAGTCCCCAAACAGCTCGTCCATGGCACGGTAAGCTTCGGTCACTCCGCAGGCGCCAGTTACGCGACGTTGCCAAGACCACTTGTCGAGCACCGTCTCGTCGTAGACGATCTCATGGCCGTTGAAGTCGATGGTTTTCACTAGTCGGTCACCTCGCTTGCCTTCACGCCGTAGTAGTCCTTGCAGGTGGACCCGTTCTCGTCGGAGAGGTAGGTGAGGGTGACTTCGCGCCCCAAGAGCTCGGAGCCCGAGAAGGTCACGTCCCCTCGCTCGGTGACCTTGGCGGCGGGAACGACCTTTCGGAGCGGCATGCCGTCCTTGAGTAGCAGGTCGAGCACGGCGGCGTATTCCTCGTCGGCATTGGACCAGTTGTGGTCCACTGTGATGGACCCGTCTTCGGCCACGGAGACGTTCTTGGACCCGTATTGCACGCCAAGAGAGCCCTCTGACACCGACACCAGAGTGGCGGCGATGGTCTCTGTGGTGGAGGCATTGGTCATGGCGATGGTGTCGCCGTTCAGATCTTTCAGAGAGTCGGAAGAGGCATCCAACGTCTCGGTGATGCCATCCTCTACCACATAGCCGATGCAGATGAAACCGGCCATGGCGCTCATGGCCGGGGTGCATCCGGTGGGCACCGGAGTGCCTTTGGGTGCCACCCAAAGGTAGCCGCCCTGGACGCCTCGCGCAGTAGTGGCGAAATCTTTTGTATAGGGAGTTTGAGGATCAGGCATGGGAGTTCCTTTCTTCTAGGCTTCTAGGGGCAGATAACCAGATCGATCAGGATGCGATAGCGGCCAACCTCAGGGCCCCAGGGGTCTCGAGAATTGGTCACCGCATCGGCTGAGGTCAGGTGCGGATGTGTCTTGGCATCCTTTTGAAGTGCGTGGAGGCAGTCGTAGGCCAAAGCGGAGGACTTGGCGTCGCTTGACGACCACACCACGATTTCCATTTCGGGCTTCAAAAGATGCGTGGTGTCAGCCCCTCCCGAGCGGCCCACAATGATGAGGTCGCCCTCTGGTGCAGCCCCTTGTCCAGAAGGAACCTCGCTGGAGACACGGGCAGCGGGAAACGCTTCCTGAAGCAGCGATATCACAAGGGCGGTAGGGTCTATCATCTACGCCTTCCTTTCTGGGTTTTGCTGAGATATTGCTTGGTGCTTATGAAAGCCATGGCGTGAGCACGGTTTCTGCCGGGAATGACGTCAGAGTGCACGATCTTGCCGTCTTTGGGCATGACCTGCCGGGCTAGATCGTCTACACGGCTGAGGCACACACGTTGGACGGGCTCTGATCTAAGGAGCTGGCGCATGCCTGAACTTCTAGGGACTATCTTCGCGAAGCTATCCATGGCGCACCGCCTTCACCCAATAGGGCCACGGGTTTGGCACGTCTGCCACTACAGGGTCTCCGCTGACTGCGAGAGTCCTTCCTGCAATGGCAAGAAGCGCCCCTTTGAGGGACTTGTCATAGCCTTGAGGGAAGAAGATGGTCCAAGTCTCGGTTACGAGCCCTTGGGCATCTCCGGTCTGTGTGGAGGTGTCGGTCTGAGTGGCCAAGCATCCTTCAACGACGTCTTTCTGGGTTTCAAAGACGGGATTCCCAAAAGAGTCTCTGGATCCTGTGTCGATCTTTCGCGTCACCTCGACAGAGCAAGTCGTAGGCCACACGTCAGCCTCCGTCCACCGTCTGGTTGATAAAGCATGCGTAGCCCTCGTCACAACCTAGGAGCTGCCTTTCGAAGGCGGTGAAGTAGACATCTCCGGAGGGCTGCTGAAAGGTCACGGACCCTGAAAATGGCGTATTGGCCCAGGCGGTCTGCACAGAGCCGATGGGGGCTGACTTGCTCTGGGCCCCCGCCAGGGAGCGAGCCGAGGCTTGAATGCATACCAGCTTCAAGACCTCGGCTTCTACGTGCTCCCAATCACAAAGGGCTCGGATTGCCGAAGAAGTCAGCGAGAGCTCTGCTTCCACCTGTGTCTGGTCTCCACAGAGATCGGGGTGCATCATCTGCATGTCGGCGAAGGAGGCAAACGTCTTGCTATCTTCGGCGCCCATGATTATTTGCCCGTCTGTTCAGTATCTCCGGTCTCACCGGTCTTGCCGTCGCTTGCGGGTTTGGTCTTCAGTACGGCGAAGCCCGAAGGGTCGAGGGTTGCATAGCCATAGACCACCTCGAGGCGATAGGCCACCTGGCCCAAGCGTTTGAGGTCTCCCAGGCCGTCCGGGTCGCCCATGGTGATGATCTCCATGCCCAGGTCTCGCACGATGCCCCACTTGATGAGGTTGAAATCACCCATGATGGCCTTGACGTTGGTGGCTGTCTTTGCCAGGGCGCCAGAGACCGTGTTGGAGGTGGCGGCGGCGATGCCGTCGACGGATGCGGCCATGAGGTTGAGCGGGATCTCTGGATAGATGCGCTCGTTGCCGTTCTTGGTGCGCAGCTTGCGAAGCTCAGAGGCGTACGCCTTGGCCATAGCGAGCCCCGAGATGTCGTAGCCGGAGTTTTGGAGGGCATCAGAGAGGCTGTCAAGGTCGGCGGAAGGGTCGGTAGTGGCATCCACCACATTCACCCCAGCGGCAGAGCAAAGGCCTGTCATGCCGGAGATGGCAAGGCCGGTGGCAGGGTTGATGGCGTGAAGTACCAGGTAGTCCAGAGCGCGGGCCGTGGCTTTGGCCGAGGCGTCGGTGATGGCGTCGATGATACGCAGCTGGTTGTCTTCATCTGCCCACTGCACCTCTTGATCCATACGGACGGTGACATGGGCTTTCTTGATGTTCCCGGGAACCGCTTCAAACTCAGCCGAGGAAGAACCGTGTTGGGCGCCTTCACCTAGAATCTCAGCCTCGGGCTCCTTGGTGAAAAGCACATGGGAGACATCAGAAAACAGCTGGGGAGTGGACTGGGAGAGGGTCTGGATGACGGAGTTGTCGCCCATCTTGGCCACGATCTCGTCCGCCACGGAACGGGGAAGGGTGATGTTGGAGGTTGCGATAGCAGACATGGCATGTCCTTTCATTTAGCTGGTTGCACCAAACATTTCCTTGGCAAGCTTTTGCTTGTCGCTCAAAAGGTCGGCGTCGTTGCTGAAAGACCCTGATTTCGGCACTTTGGGAGCGCTCTTAGGCTTGGCAAACGCCGCCACCGAGTCAGCAAAAGAGCGCATGGATTCTTCATCGTCCCCAGTGATGAGCTCCGATGGGATGCCGGTATCCTTAGAGATCTTCTCTTTCAGTGCCTGGAGCGCTTGTTTGGCTTCACGCTGGGCATCCTTCTCCTTTAAGGCATCGATCTGCTCCAAGGCCTTTTCCAGGTCGGTCTTTTGAGAGCCCGTTGCCTCCTTGAGCTTTTGGTTCTCAGCCTTGAGCGCGTCATAATCGGAGTATTGTTCTTCAACTTTCTTGCGCTCTCGAGCAAGGCGATCCTTGATAACGGCGTCGAGGGCCTCTTGGTTTTCAATGGGGAATTCCATGACGTTCCTTTCTTTTGATTTCCGCCTGCTCAGACGTGGTCGAGCTGGCTTTCCCTGCCAGCGAGGTAAGCGCTTTGGTTTCCGCCCAAGGCTGCGTGGCCATGAAAAAAGCCCCGAGGGGCTTTGATCAACAAAGAAATGGCACCTTGCCGAGGATTCGGACCTCGTTTGGTTCTTGTTCTTTTAGATTGAGGTGATATGCAGGAAATGGTTTTAAGGGCGACTGCCTTCATATCGTTAGCTGAAAGTAGCCTGTTCCTTCGGAGATTCATCCTTCAGCCCCCAAAGGTCTTTCGACCAGGGTATGGCGGTTTTGTTCCAAGCTTTGTCAGGGATGTCTAGGTCGACTCCACAGGCGAGGGCGTAAGCTTGGGCGAATACGCAGACAGGGATCCCAAACGCATAACTCAGCTTGCAATCCCTCAATTCGCTGGCAAGCGCCAGGGCATCTTGATCGATCGTCTTATTACTCATGAGATCGCGAAATAGAAGGGGCGCGTCAAGAGGAGCGACATCTGAATATCTATGGTTGCTCATAGATGTGGACCTCCTCAGCACAAAGACTTTCGAGCTTTTCTGCAAGCTCACCGTTACCCAAGAGCCGAGCAAGCTCGATTTCTCGGCTGTAGGCTCTTTTTTCCCATTCTACACGGATCACTCTGTTATAAAGAGTCTCGCTGCTTGGCGGGAATCCTTTGGCCTGATCGTCCCAAAAATGGGTGAGCTCATGAAGGATGGCTGAAAAGCTAGCCCCAGGCCAAAGATGAAGTTGACCAGGGACGCCGGCTTTAGCAGAAGGACCATAGGCGAGCACTTCCTCTTCATGGGCGATGACTTCCACTCCAAGATCTTCCAAACCATGGATAATGCGATCCAAGAGCCCCTCGTTAGTCTCATATAGCGGCCCATAATAGTCCGCTGCCGGGTCGTTACGCGTATAAAAAAGGCCATCTTTCTTTCTGCTCTTTGGCCTGCCTCCTCGCCCAGAGTTTGGACCACCCAAAGATCCAAGAGTGGCTCCTTGAAGGTAGGCATCCACCTGCGACTTCGAATACCCCTCTTCTTTCAATGCTCTGCCTTGTGACCAAAGATCGAGGTACCGGTCTGGGTCATAGCCTTCGATTGATGTGCCCTCAAGGCCTGGCATCACCTTGCAGTCGCAGTGAGCGTGGTAGTGGTTGAACTCGCCTGCTGTCTCCTTGGTGTAATAGACGAAGCCTCTTGAGGCGAGCATGATGCAGAACAGGCAGGTCTCCCTGCCCTGGGGGACGCGAGCGAACCTTACCCCGCGGCCGCTGTCCCTGCCGACGTTTTTGACCATGGTCTCGTTTGCCAAGCGCATGACTTGTGAAGACACAAGCGTCTTGAGTTGATCGGTCGCCCGATCTTCTTTCGACGGTGCAGGGAAGGTGGTTTCCATGAACGACGCCACCTGCGACGTGCAATCGGAAACAGATCCTTTGCCAATAGCCTTTCCGGTGACGGTGAAGTAGCGCCCGTGGTTGTAGATCTCGATGCCGCGCTTGTGGTCGGCCCTGCCGATGGCTCCCACGACTGACGGGTCAGCATATCCGATAATGTGGACTCCCGTCCCTGATGGAGACAGCTCCGCATAACCTCCCATGGAGTCGATGATCTCCTTTGCCCAGGGCTCGATCTTGCCGTCCTTGACGCAATTGTCAAGGTCGATGCCGACGAGTCCGTCGGTGAGCATGATGCCGATGCCTGTATAACCGTGTTTTTTGGCAGCGTCCTGGGCCTGCTCGAAAGTGCTCCATGTGGCAGGATCGTTTGACTTGGCATTGCCGCCGCTTGGGCTCTTGGGCACCTTGCGTCCGCCCTTGTTGTCCCAGGCCACCCAGATGGGGCGCTCCTTGAGGCTCCCGAACACGTCAGGCATTAGATCGCCTCCATCTCTTCGCGTATGTCCAAGGTGCTGGCGATCCAGGCGCATTTGGCGGCTATCGCTCTGTAGGCATCTTTGTCCACGGTCTTTAACTCGGCACGTGGAACTTCCGCACCCGTCTTCTGCATGAGGGAGTCATAGAACATGGCGGCAAGCCCTGCCGTCGCCTGGCCGCAAGTCGATGTCAATTGGCTTGCAATGGTCGTGAGTGCGTCTTGAGCCTCTTCCTGTGAGGCATTGAGATGGGCGGCTCGCCATGAGATCCACTGGTCTGCAGCAAGTCTTCCGGCAGAGTTGCTTGCGGTCGCCAGTTGCGTGTCATAGGCTTTGAGCTCGGCTCTGGTCACATCACTCATGCTTGACCTACCTGGCCGAGCGCCTCGATCATGTTGTTGGCGTTTGCCCTGCTACGGTCGCGCACTAGCTCGGAGAGTTCGTCGCCCGAGTATCCAAGATCGCGCAGAGGCACATCGGAATCTGCCATCCACGGGAAGGTTTCCACACGCTCCTTGATGGCGGAAGACATGGAGACCGGCGACGGAGTGGCGGGGTCTGCAAAGATTGCTCCTATTTCGTAGGAAGAAATTATGTCGGTATAGCTCTGGTTCCTGGCGGCAGCTATGGCCATGGAGGCCACAATCACCAAGCTCTGACGCACAGAGGAGATGAATCCGTTGATGTCGACAATGGCGTCTTCCTTAGAGGCGATGATGGCATCGGCTGAGGTGGGGTTCACCCCAGAAAAGCCCAGAGAGGACAGGGGAACCGAAGTGGCATCAGAGAACATAGAAGCCAAAAGGTGCATGTAGTCCGAGTGGGGCTGCATGGTGAGCTGCGGGAGCTGCCCATACGTGGGAGTATTGCCCTTCTTGTTGGGAGAGGCTGCCATAATCGAGCCGACGAAGGCACCAAAAGGGCTTCCTTCGATGGCCTTGATTGCCGCAGGGTCTGCTCCCATGAAGTATTTCTGGGGAGCTGCAGCAAACGCTGCTGTGGCGGCCATGTTCATGAGTTCGCGCTGGGCGTCGTCTACAAGGCCCATCACTGTGCTGGTGATGCGCGATGATCCAAAGGGGCGCTCCAGGGTTGGGTGGTAAGTCACCGGCTCCATGGGCACTCGGCCCATGCTATGAGGCACACTTGATGCTACCCAGCCTCCGCCTGACGCCCGCAAGATTATGCACTCGGTATCAGTGAGCACATAGGCCAAAGTTGGCACTTTTCGACGGTAGCTGGCCATGTATTTGGTGTCCACCACCACAAGGCCTGCCTGGATGCGCTTTTTAGCGTCACTCCAAATGGCCGATGCCGCTGTCGCAGGATAGCCCGAAAGCACCACCTCGGGTTCGCCATGATCTGTGTCTCCGCAGGTCACAGCGATGAAGGAAGGGCTTGTCTTGAGGGCGCAAAGCACCGCTTTTCTTACCAGGTTGCCAAGATCATTCAGCCGAGAGATACGATCCAGCTCGTTTAAGACCTCTTCGTCTTGGCAGGTAAAACCCTGGAATTGTACGCGGTCTGCCCACCAGTTCACGGATTTGGCCGCCCAATCGATATGAGGATCGAGCTTCTTTGCGATGTCCTTGGACACCGATACGCCTAAGTCCTTAACAGAGACTTTGCCGAGGTAGTAGTTTTCGCGCTTATGATTTTTGACCACATGCTTAGACCAGCTGCCTATAAGATCTGCCACAATCTGGGCTTGGTCTTGGGTAAGGCCTTTGGCAGAAGCCATGTCACGTTGGATCAGGTTCATCCGAAGAACACCTCCTGGTCCTCTTCCTCTTCAGCCGCCAGCTGTAATGCCTTATGAGCTGCTAGGGCGCAGGCTTCAGCCACATCGGATCCTTCGCCATCAAAGCCCCAGCCGCCACCTTGGCCGACTTTTCTCTTTCTTGCTGCGAGCACGCATCGGCTGAGCTCGTCTTGTTCGGTAGATCCTTTAGGCAAAAACCAGGTAAGAGACCTCTCATCGATAGCGTCTACGAAGCTTTGGCAGGCGCTGATGAGTCCCGCAGTCCCTGGCTGAGTCACCATGTCTTGGTCTATATCGGGGCGGAGTCTGTCGATAAGCGACTGAGACCCCGCTTTGCCATCCACCACGAAAGGCCACTGATCACATCGCTCTTCTATAAATTTCGCCAGGGCGAGCTTGGATCCAGCGGTGGCACGGTGGTCCACCAGCTCCACATGGGTGCGCTGGCCATCTGAGACCGCCACACATACCGCGAAGGTCGACCCATCTGCCGCGAACTTTATGGCATAGGCTCGCTGGCCATTGGCAGGAGCTCCTGCAGCGGTGGCACAGGCTTCCCAAGAGTCCTTGTCGATCACAGGCGCGCCAAGACCACTTGCAAGCTCTTGGGCTGTGAGCCAGACACCGAGACATTCCTGGCCGAATCCTACGGTGCCAAGATCTGGCATCATGGCACGAATCGAGATGATGTTGGCAATACCGCCTTCACAAAGAGAAGGGTTGGCGAGCGGCCAGCGGCTCTCGTCTGTGACATCACCGATCTCAGGCAGGCCATATTCGATCCAGGCAAGATCTGGGTGTTCCTCTTGACCAGCTAGCACTGCCAGGGCGTCGTTTCTGATTTTCTCAAAGCGGTCTGCCACAGACCCGGCACGCCTGGGTGTCCCCAGATAGAGGTATTGAGGGTTTCTCCTAGGGCCTGAACTGGTGGTGGGCAGGATGGCAGTGAGATGCTCTTGGGTGACCTCTTGGGCCTCGTCGATGATGACGACGTCGAAGGACGAGCCAAGGTTGGCGGTCTTGGTCCTTGTGGAGAACTTGATGCAGCCTTCCGGAGATCCTGGAGAGAAGGCTTTGAAGAAAAAGGCCTCCGAGGAGGTCTTGGCATTGACGCGCTTCAGGCGCTTGTTGAAGTAGGCGATCCCTCTGGTCTGGTCACCAGGCTTGGTCCCAAGCACGCTTCTGAACTCATCGAGCATGGTTAAGGTGGTCGAGTAGTTGTGCTCAGTCCAAAGCACTCGATAGCCCAAGACCATGGCCAAGAAGATGGCATAGATGCGGGCTACCAGAGACTTTCCGGCTTGCCTGGGGATCGATCCGCCGATACGGCTATGGCACCAGGTTTTGTCTGCCTTAAAAGAGCTCCATAGGTAGGCGAGATGGACCTGCCATTCCATAAGCGGAGTTCCGGCCTGCTCCGCCAGTGCTTTGATCACTGCCCCATAGTTATGGCTTATGTCTTGGTGCAGCTCGTGGAGCGGCTTAGCCGATGAGGTGGAGGGCGCTTGCGACAGGGTCTGTGGCGGGCTGCTCATCTGCCTCTGCGGCCTCCTTTATGTCGAGGGCTTTTAGGGTGTCGAGATTGGCCTTGGCAAGGGCGGCTAGCTCTTTGGTGTCGCATTGCTCCATGGCGCTCTCAATGAGGTCTGCCTGCCAGCGCAGACGTTCCGTGATATTGCGTACGCATTTGACTTTGCTTTTTATGGGCTTCACAAGGCTCGGATGCTCATCTCTTCGCTCGCCCTTTTTGCGAAGGCCCAGTGAGTTGACGACGTTGTATACAGAGGACTTAGAGCAGCCCAAATCAGCGGCGATTTGCTTGGCAGATTTCTCTGACCATTGGCGCTGAATGTATTCCTTTTGCTCGGTCGTCAGGCTTTTCATGATTTGTACTCCCATTTGGACTAGTCCAAATTCCAAGTTCTGAAAAAAAGGCTCTATGCCGCCGAGGTTGCTTTCGAGGATGGGGGAGGGGGGTCTAGCGGTAAAACCCCAGCTAGACCACATAAGAAATCTCACCACTCCTGAGATCTGAAGATTTGGACACTTGGATCTTTTGGAACATCCACGTTGTTCGAGCGCTCGCGGTTGCAATGCCTGTGAGTCGCCCTCATGTTCTCCCTTGAAAGCGCCGCCTGCTTTGCCGAGTCGTAAGGGCCGCACCAGCACTGCTGCTGCTCGTTGTAGAGGCGCAGCCAGAACTTCGAGACAGGCACGCACTCGTCCATCTCGAAGGCATAAGGGTCTCCGGCAGGCAGCGAGTAGTCGATAGGCTTGCCGCAGATCGCGCATTCGAGGCCCAGGGAAGCAAGCCACCTGCGGTTCTCCCTGCGTGCGTGGCCGTTCGAGGTGCGAGGATTCGTCGGCATGCGCCCTCCATCGTGGGCCAGCTAGATTGTGAGGGGGTGGGTGGTTGTCGAGAGGGGAGGGCCCATTAACTAAAAAGGGCCCCTAGGTGATCTCTCTAGGTGCCCGGGTGCTCGTCTGCGACAGCTTATAGATATCACGAATATCGCTGGTTTTCATGGTCGCTCATGACTTCTTTTGGTTTCTTTTGTAAAACTCGGTTTAATTTGGCGCTTGTGGCCTTTCTTGCCAGGAGCGGCAAGTGACGTGCTCTACAGGCCCGCATAGCTTGCGTCCCGAGCCATCAAGTCCGACGCTGTCGAGGTAGTCCATGGCCGCCTCTCTGAGATCTCGGCAGCGTGTTCTCGACAGCTCGGTGACCTTGCTTATGGAGTCCCAGGTCGACAACATGCAGTCTCGCATCCAGCACACATCGGCGGCCACATCGGAACAGCCTGCGGCGACCCCGCCGCATCCATCGTCACCGTAGAGCAGGTGCTCGGCATAGCTTATCTTGTTTTGAAAGCGTTTCCTTCTGGCTTCAAGCATGGCTTGCCTGTCCATCCTGCCTGCTATCTTCAGGGATCCGTCGACGTCGGAAGGGGATGAGACGACCCTGGGGGTCAGAGAGTTGCCGCCGTCGTTGATGTGTAGCTGCAAAGCATCGAGCTGCCTGTTGGTGCGTTCGAGCTCTTCTGCAGCCGTTCTCACTTCAGCAAAGAAATCGCGAGCAGGGCTGAGGAATTGACGGTCTTGACCCATAGGTGCTCCTTAGGTGACTTCCTGTATGCGCTTGTTGAAAACTAATTATAACCCGAGGTTAACGTTCTGAATGCTCTTGCCTGCCCACAACCTCTAAAGCACAAATGATGACAAGAGTGCAGTTGTTATCAACATCTGGAAAGCGATTAACAAGTTTGAGCATCTATGTGTTTCGGGGTATTTTTGTATAAGTAGACGTTATCCAACGGGGCAGTCAGCCAAGTGCTTAGTTTTGCTGCCTTGTGCTGGGAGTTTATGGCTTCTTTAGGGTTCAATATCAAAGGTTTATCTGGCACATTTCTGGCACATGGACATCGCAGCACATAAGCTTATCTGAAGCACGGTGCTGGACCATGGAAAAGCCCCAACGTAGGGTCGGGGCTGGTCGAGCTGCATCAGAGCAGGCGCAGGGCTTCAACGGCAGTAGGCATGTCGGTCCAAGGGCCGAAGTCTGTGGTGTCGAGGCGCCTGCGCCTGTCTTCTCGCTCGGCAGTGTTGTGTTTCCAAGCATTCTGCAGAGCGATGTCAAGATTACCCTCAATGGTTTCTTTGACAATGTTTTTGTTGCCTTTGCCGCAGAGGATTCTATTGGATAACGCCCGCTGTTGTGCCGAACGCGCCGTGCAAATAGAATCTGGGCATGGCTCCAAGTGATCTATAAGCCAGACCTCGAAACATGGGTTGGACAGAACGAGCACCATGCCTTTCTGTTTGCATATCCTTGCAGCCTCTCTCAACTGATCTGGGCTGTAATCATCAACATCAGCCACAACCAGGACGACTTTAAAGCCGTCATCACTGGAGGCTCTGATTTCGCTCCTCTCTCGGCGCCATAGCTCGGCAGCGTAAGTCGCAAGAGCAATTGGATCTAGCCCTTGTGACTTGACAGAGATTACCACCCCGAGTTCTTTTCCAAGCTGGTCGAAATACTCCTTCTCTGTAACCTCGCCGCATACAACAGCAAGGGCTCGAGGGATACGTGCCCTTTTCCTGTTTTGCTCTCGACCACGTTCCAGCCTTTTTCTGCTCATTGTCGGGTATCCTCGCATTGAAGGGCACGAGCAAAGGCGCTATGAAAGTCGGGTCGAGGTATGGCGCCGTAGACGCCATGAAGATAATTGCGTCCGAAGTTCTCTTCCCACCTAGGATTGAGCGATGTAGCTGGGAAGAGCTCTGAAGCGCCCTCGGAGGTTTTCTCGACAAACCAGATCTGATCTGGATCGATGACAGGCTCATCGGCGCCTGACTTGGTGATCAGCGAGACATCATGGGTGGTGAATATTAACTGGGATTGGCAAGGATTCGTTGCCGGGTCTTTATAAAGTCTTACGAGCTCCTCTACGTAGGTGGGATGGAGACTGGTATCAATCTCGTCAACAAAGGCGACAGTAGGTACAGCCAGAAGTTTTAGGGCAATCGAGAAGAAGGCGAGCATCGACAGAGTGCCGTTCGACTCGTCGTCTCGAGAGAACTCTGCCGTATAACCGTCTGCTCCCCTATGAGTGAACACTAGTTCCTTGACTGGTTGCGTGAGAAGTTCGCATATTTCTTGGGTGCGCTTTTCACGCTCGGCGGCTGTGGCATTGGGGCCCGTAATTCCTGCTACCCCCTTGGCGAAGCCATCGAAAGCTTCTCCGTCTTGCGATCGGATCGCATCAAAGAAGCCTTTTGTTTCCATAACACTGATACCAAGGTCTGCCTGAGAAACGATCGTCGAGAGGGCGTTCGCGTACCAAGCATCGTCGGAGAGGCGCTCAGCGATTTGATCTAGCTCTCTCTCATAGAACAAGGCATCGAGAAAGACTACTTGGTCACTAAAGAAGGAGTAGGCCTCTTCGACACTTTTACAATTTGTCTTATGAAGGACAGAGAGGTACGCGACGTCATTTCTCGTCATTGCCTCAGCCGCCCTTTTCTGGCCTTTGAAGTTTTTCCCGTACAAAAACTTGAAGGAGCGATCTTCTTTCAAAGCCCTTTCGAATACCCTCTGCGTGCGATTTGTGGGGCCGTTGTACCTCCTTAGAGACTCAAAGGATACGCTACCGGCAGTCAGGTCGATCTCATAGCGGTATCGATTGCCTGATATCGAGAAATCAACAAGAAATGACATAGGATCGGTCTTTGAATGACTGTTTAGGAGAAACGGTTTGAAAAGCGATAATGGATGCTCCTGGGAAAAGCCGCGCTCTATAAATAAGGCGAGATAGGGGAGAGCATTGCAGAATGCCGTCTTTCCGGAAGCATTAGAACCATAGACACTAGCAATGCAAGATATATCTGAGATTGGCCATTTGGTTGTTTGACGCTTCATGGCAGCTTTTGTGCGGGTCATTGAGAAGTACTGTTCATCTCGGAAGCTTCTGAAATTTGCGAAGCTGAAGTCGCGCAGCATGTCAGTGCCTTTCCTGCTTGCATTCGGTGTTTACAGTTCATTCCCGGCAATTATATATTCCTATAACTTAGTATTCCGCAAAAAAATGCAAAATATAAGAGTACATGGTAGATATTACGTCAATTTGCAGTAACATACGAGCCAAAAAAATATGCCCTAGCTAAATGCTAGGGCTTGCACATCGAGAATCTAGGGATGCCTTAGGATCATGACCAGAGTGACCAAAAGCCATCCTGCAGCTGCCACAAGGATTGCCAGGAATAAGGCTGTAAGCACCGGATGGGTGACAGAGGCGTCTTCCAACGCCCAGGATAGACGCACGGTCATCGGGATGCCGGAAGCCTTCCAGCGCCGCCAGCGATCACGAAGAGGGCTGCGTTTCAGGGTCTTTTGCATCCTTTTCCTCCTCCTTGTCCGCTGGGCTTAGAAAGCAGCCGCAATGCTGAGCTCTCAAAATCTCGTCCCTAGGCGGGATCGGGCTTCCATCTCTGTCGCAGTGAAGGTCTCCCTCCACGTCCTCCCAAGAGCGGGCGCATATCCAACACCAGGCCTCACCGGGAATTGCCATGGCCAACCACCGCCTTAAGGCGAGAGAGGCACTCGATTGCCTTGTCGATGTCTTCAATCTGGCGATCTTTGTCCTCATATTTGCTGGGCCAACGCCAGACGTACTTCACGGCACACCCATACCAATAGCCAGCCTGCTCTTCAGGGGAGAGCATGGCGCCCATCACCTGGTCGCAGCGAAGACCTCCGCGCTCATAGTGGCTTGGGTTATGCACGGCAGAGCCTGCCACCTCGACGTCGAGGGGGCAACTCCATCGAAGTTGGTAGAAGAACGCGCCGTCCACAGAACCTTTCTCTTTGACCCACAGGCTTGCGGCCTCAGCATCTTTGAATGCCATGGCAGGCCAGACCTCGACCTGCTCGCCTTCATCGACCTCGCGCCTGCAGGCGCTCACGATCCAGATCCGTTCTTTCTCTTCCATAGTTCATCCTCTTCTCATTTGTTCATAGGCATCCGACGCCATGGATGCCAGCTGGGCGCCGCGCCCCGGTATCACATGGCCGTAGATGCGCAGCGTGATGGCAACGTCGGCGTGGCCCATCTGCTCGCTCACGCTCTTAGGATCTGCCCCTGCCATAAGCAGAGTGGTGGCATAGGTGTGGCGCAGGCTATGAAACGTCAGGGATGGATCCAAGCCCAAGCGAACCTTGAGCGTCCGAAACCACCCCGATAGCTCAGAAGGGCGCATCCAGGAGCCGTCCTCTGAGATCAACGGGGCTGCAGGGTCTCCTGTTTGCCAGGAACGCACTTGGTCGAAGTCCATAGGCGTCATCGCCACGTTGCGCTGGGATTTGGCGCTTTTGGGGCTGGGCTTTCTCCAAACGCCGTCGATCTCGACCACTGTGCCGCCCACATGGACCTCCTGGGTGAGGGGCCTCAGGTCTGCTCCTCTCAAGGCACAGACTTCGCCCACACGAAGGCCGGTTCTGAGCGCCAGCCACACCCCTCGGCCAAAGGCCCTCTCAGCCGGATCCTCTGAAGCCATGGCAGTTTGCAGCGCATCTTCCATCAGCTTCAAGTCATGCCCTGTGAGCGATCGGGCTTCTCGGCGCTCAGGCGTGATAGAGGTGGAGAGAGTCACCGGATTGGTGTCGATAACCCCAATCTTCAGCAGCCACTTGAAGACCCCAGAGAGCATCTCGCGCACTCCAAGCACGGTGCCCACCGATAGGGGAGTGCCACCCTCGCCACCGTGCTCCAAAAGGTCGTCCTGGAGCGCCTCGATGTCTTGAGGGCTTACGCTGGGCGCCAGCCGGGAACCCAAGCGGGGATTCACGTAGCGCTTGGCATAGAGCCGGTAAGTCCTCAAGGTGTGAGGGCTGGCTTTGGCCTTCTCCAGGTTGGAGATACGCTCGGCCAACACGTCGCGCATCCGTTGGCTTTTCACATGGCCATGAGCGGTGAGATCGTCCGCCCAGGCCTTGGCCAAGGCCTGGGCCTGCTTGTGATCTCTGGCCTCCGGGAACCGCCGATAAGGGCGTATCCGCCTGCCGTTGGGAGAAGTGCCCAGGTAGACCCTGGCGCTCCAGATGCCATCCGGCTCGAGGGTGAGGGTGGGTTTCGGCGCCATCAGACCCACTTCCCCAAGCAGGCCTCGACCATGACTGCGAGCTCGTCTCGAGTAAGGTCGTCGAACTTCTCGCAAGCCCAGAGAGCTAGACAGATATCGTCTTTGACCTGGGCGAGCTTCTGGCTCTTCTCCGCAAAGGCACAGGCAAGCTCGTCTGCCCTGTCGTACCAAGCATCCCTGTCCCGCCAAGCCTCGGCGGCTTCCTGGCGAGCGTCGACTAGTTGCTCCGTGAGGGTTCGGCAAAGCTCGGCATTAGTTCCCTGCCACATGGGCATCACCTGCCAGACGATGGTCGTGTCCTTGAAGTCGCTTGCGATCGCACATGGCACAGAGGCGGCTCACCAAGGCTCGGGCGCTCTGGTCCTCACCCTCCTGGGAGAGGCGAGCGATAAGGTCTGAGGGACCGTACTGGCTGGTGACGATGAGCGGCTTTTTGGCCGAGTAGCGGCAGTCTATGACCGCGAAGATCTTCTGCACCGCCCAGGGAGTGGGTTTGGCTTTTCCGAGGTCGTCGATGACGAGAAGATCCAGCTTGCGAATCTCGTCGAGGTAGGCATCGAAAGCATCCTTCTTGCCGTAGGCAGACCCGGCGGCGCTGAGAATGTCTTCCTCGGTGATGCAGGAGACCTTGGCGCCCTCCACGGTGATCCGGCTCATGCCTTCGCCAGCCGACCTGGATCCCCGGTCCACGTAGGCCATGGCAGCCCCCATGACCGCCCTGGTCTTGCCTAGACCTACTTTTCCAATCAGCCAGGTGCCTTTGCCCTGGACTGCAGCGGCGCAGATAGAGAGGGCGCCAGGGTCGTAGGGGTTTCCCAGCTCTGAGTGCCAGCGTTCAGGAATTCCTGCCCTGCGATAACGGCGGAGCCTGGCCTCTTCCAGCTCAGCGGCTTTGGCACGTTCCTCCTCGGCTTTTTGGGCCTTGTCATGGGCTTGGGCATCCGGGCAGTCGCAAGGTGCCCAAAAACCGTACTGGCCTAGGGTCACCCAGGATCGCTCCCTGCCACAGAAGGGACAGATGGGCGCGCTAGTAGGCGACGAGGCTGATTCCTGCGTCGTAGGCGGCTGCATCGGCATTGCTCACACCTCCTGAGCTCATCTTCGCTGCGTTGAGGTAGCCCTCGCATTTGGGGCCAAACAGGGTCTCGGGCCGCAGATAGACGCGCATTCGCTGGTCGCGGAGCCACAGGCGGCACTGGTTTTCGACCACGCAGACAAGATCGGCCTCGCTATAGCCCTCGCGTAACCGGGCGGCGATGGGCCGCAGGGCCTTCTTGCTCCTGGATCTGAAGCTCTGGTGGGTAAGGTCGTTGAGCCGAGAGATGACGTTGTCTGCAACGGCTTTGACAGCGTCGTCGAAGTGGTCGAGATCGTCCGGCTCGCCGGACAATATCTCTTCTCCTCTCATCTCATCTCTACTCATCTCAGCATCCGCACTACCCAAAATGGGTTGTGAACCCGACCCATTATGGGTGTCCAAAATGGGTTTCTCATCTGACCCTTGCTGGGTGTTCTGGGAGCCGGCTTCATCACCCTTTGCAGACTGGCGAGAGGGTTTCTTGTTGGCCCATTGGCGGTTTGCGGCATCTTGACCCTTGCGGCTGCGCTCGGCGCTCATGGCCACACGATCGCGGCAACAGACCCAGGCCATGTACCAGGGCTCGTCGGCATCAGGCTCGGTGCCGTCCATACCGTATTGCACCAGGGCGAAGATGAATGCTTTTTGCTGCTCAGGCGGCAGGTGGCAGGATGCCTCCCACATATCGCCTTGAATAGCGACCTTACTCATAGTCATCCTCAATCTCTAAGACTGGATCCACGGTGTCGACCCAGGCGAAAAACGCAGCGGCGGCTCCAGCGAAGCTCTGATAGCTTCCTAGCAAGCGCCGGTTGAAGCAGTGGTAGGTGTTGTCCCAGGAGCGCACGTCATAGACGTCATGGGTCCCTAAACGGCGTACCAGATGGAACCCATGAGAGGTCAGAAGCGTTCCTGGGGGCTTCAGTTGCCCTGACATGAGGGGAACAGGGGATGGTCTGCCAGAGCGTGCTTCATGGCATCGGAAGCCACGCTCAGCGCCCAGGTATCTGTTTGGGAGAAGATATAGGTGAGTGCCTCGGCTCCATAGATCATGTCGTCAGAGGCCGCTGCTGCAAAGCAAGCGGCACTGTTGGCTCCCAACAGGTCTCCATCTTCAATGGCCTTGATAAGCGCCTCGGCTTGCTCGACGAGGTTAAAGGCAGCCTCTTCTATGGCAGCCTTTTGGCTGTTGATGGCTGTGGTGAACATGCCAGCATCTTCGGTGGCGTAAAACTCTTCTGACATGGGCTTGTTAGCGGTTTCCATGGGTCTCCTTCTTATGAGGGTGCTTTCTCAGACGATCGTCCAGGGTGTCTAGGCAACCGGCCATCTCTCGCAGTGCAGGTCCGTCGTAGGATTGGCAAGCCGAGCAGCTGTCGCAGAGGACCGCTAGGTATGCCAAGCGCATGGCTTGCATGTGGACCAGGTCTGCAAGCTCGCGAGGCTGGATCCTGAGCTTTGAGGGAGTGCTGTCCTTGGCAAGACGACCTGCCACGTCTTTGGAGTGTTTTCTGGGCGTCATGCAAGACCTGCTTTCCGGCGATAGCGCCTGATTCCGCCGAGCACATGGATCACGAAATCGCGCTTGGACAGGCAGTCCCCGTAGGTGCCGAAGTAGATCAGCGGCTCCTTGCAGAGCTCGCGCAGTTGCGCGACGGTCAGAAGCTGCAGCTCCTCTTCGGATACGTCGTCGCCAAAGCGAGCACGATCGAAGATTTCCTGGCGCAGCTTCGCCTTTTTAACGCTGGTAGAATGGTCAATAGGGGTCATCTATGACCCTCCTTTCTTTGGGGCATCCGTCTGGCTTTCCAGGGCACATAGGCGGATGCTCTTTTAGTCGTGATCCCACCATTGGCGTGCAGCTTCAGTGGCGGCGATGGCATCGGCGCTCTGGGTGACGGGCGCCTGAGAGGGCACATTCAGCGGAGGATCCGGCAGCCAGTCGGCGACAACCCAAGCGATGAGGCAGAGGGCCATGAGGGCCGCGAAGACGTCCATGGCGGTGAGTTTGCTCAGTGTCATAAGACACCTCCTTAGACGATCTAAGAGACGAGGAGAAACAGCCTTCGATGCTCAACGCACCTCGCGAGCAGGATTGCTTCGCATGTAGGCATCCAGGTCGGTGCGAGCGATGAGGACACGACGGGTACGGGCCACATGGTTTTCTGGATGCAAGGAGTTGACCACCGTCTCATAGGTGTCGATAAGTCCAAGGTTGATAAGCTCGCGGATGTTTTCTGGGCGGCTGCGTACATATTGGGCAGCCTCGGTGATGTTCAGCCACTCACGAGGCACGGGGCCGAGCACTTTAGCGGTCATGGCTACTCCTCTTCGAACAGTTCTGTGATCTTGCAACTAAGAGCTTTGGCGATCTGATCTAGGCGCCTTAGAGAAAGCCCCTCGGCACCTTTGTCGGTGGTCCAGACCCAGACAGTGTTCTCGTCCACCTCACAGTGGCGTGCCAACTCTCTCTGAGTCATGCGCCTCTCTGCCAGGCGGACCTTTAAAAGCGATTTCACACTCAACTCCTAGTGTCTTTTGGTAATTCCCTACGCAATATCTGGTAGTATCTAAATAAAAATTAGATAGGAGGTTGCAATGCAGATGATTCCTGTCGCTTCGACGGCCATCGCAGCAATCGGTTACGAAGTTGGCTCGCTCTATGTCGCATTTCGCCAGGGAGGTACCTATCGGTATTTCGGCGTGCCAGAAAACATTGCGAGCCAGTTCTTCTATGCCGCTTCGAAAGGACGGTTTTATCGGCAGTTCATCCAAGGGAAGTGGCCGTCGATTCGCATTCGCTAATCCAGGACGATCAGCACCTTCGCCGGCCCAGGAACGGTGAGCGTCGCTCTCTCCTCTGGGCCTACGTCCATAGTGATGACGCTGTCTCTGTTCTGGAGCTCGTGGACCAGGTAGGAGGTGTACGGGACATCGACGCCTATTTCCGGTTGAGGCTCTAATGAAGGACAGGCCCCTTCTAAGCAGGTCTTTTGAGTCATGGGAGGTCTCCTAACTTGAGGTTTGAGAGGAGGTGAGAAGGATGGTGGTTCATCACGGTGGTAAGACGGGAGCGGCTGCAAAGAAGCTCGCAACCAAAAGCACGCTTAAGCCTCAAAAGAGCAAGGCGGGGAAGACCTTGGCAGATCACAAGGCACGCAAGCACTGACGCTCTTGATCGCCTGGTGAAGCCCGATGGCGAGTCCTTGCACAAGGCACTCGTCATCGGCTTCTTCCATGCGCCCAAGGCGCATCAGGAGGCCATGGATCACCTCATGGATCAGCACCTCGGTGGCCTCGTCTTCCAAAAGCCCTTGGTAAATGCGGATGGTGCGGTCATCGGGGCAGATAAGTCCGTCTAAGGCTTCCTCGCGAGAGACCGTCTCTACGTACTGGACCCTATAGGGGATGCCGAGAAGATCTACCTGGGAGATCCGGGTTCGCGGGCTCATGAGGCATCCTTGCAGTAGCGCGTGATGAAGTAGGACTGGCCCTTGCCGGTGACTTTGGGAGTGCGGTTGATGGTGACGTGGCCATCGGAGTGGGTGACGGCAGTCTCTTTGATACGGAAGAGTCCCATTTCCATGGCACGCTGGGTGGGCACGTTGCGGTTGGAGCCGCACTTCCCCAGGTAGCCCTCTTCGCGGAGAAGGTCGAATAGGCGGTTCTGGCCGATCTCGACGCCGTTCTGGCGCATCATCTTGGCCAGCTCCCCTACCAGGCAGGTGCCGTCGCTGGCAGCCACGGCATCGGCGAAAAGGGCTTTGGGTTCCAGCTCTGCGATGCGGGCATCCTTGCGCTTGAGGGCGTCGTTGGCGATGAGGAGGGCGCGTGCCATGGTCTCTTCGGGCGTCTCGTCTGCCGTCGCCACCATGTAGCCTCCGCGACGACGGATGGAGGGCAGGACCTCCTCATAGATCCATGCCTCAAAGCGCTCGGCGGCGGGAAGTTTGGAATGAGAAATGAGGCGGTAGAGATCCGGTTCGGTGATGAACACGGCCTCCTGGGTACGGCCCAGCGCGTCCACGATGGGGTGGCGAAACGACACCCCACGGCAGTGGCGCTTAATCGCGTTCGTGGGATCGGAATATCCCAGCGCTACTGCAGAATCCTTGGCGCAAAAGCGGGTGTTTCCATCCGAGTCGATCATGGTGCGGATATTCGCGCCTAACGCTTCGTTTGAATAGGTCTGGATGTCTTGCATGGTTCACCTTCTTTGCAGCTGAGATAGTCGGGTGGCCAGGTACTACTCGCCGAGAAATTCGCCGATAGCGTCGTCGAGCATGGAGAGGTAGAGTGCCTTGGCGCTTTCTTTAGAACCAAGGTCTTTGGGAATGCCCTGACGGGCCGCAACGGTGATGAGGTAGATGGCTTCTACAAAGCCGTTCTTGTAGCCAGAAGCGAACGCCTGGGCAGCAGCGGCCTTGCGCTTGGCCTTTTTGCTGTCATCTTTAGGCGTGGCACGAGTTTCGATGTGGCTGATGGCGCCGACGACGTGGTCAGCGAAACCTTCTAGCTCTTTGATTTCGACCTTTTTTGACATGTGGTTCTCCTTAAGTCGTTAGGTACTGACCATTCTTGTGGGACGCTGCTCTGTGGAACGCTGCCCTGATGTCAATGCCTTCACTATAAATTGCATAAAACGGAATCACTTAGACAAAAAAATAGAGTTTAAGGTGGAACAAAGAAGCTGCTGGCTTGGTTCGTTGATGTTGTTGTAGAGTAAAACAATATCTCCGAGCTTAAACTCGCCGGGATTATTCTCTCGAACAGTGTAGGTTGGTCGAGAGATACCGCAGATAGAAGCCGCTTCATCCAGAGATAGTCCGGCCGCTCGCCGGACTGCTTGGAAACCTTCGCTGAGATCTTGCATGCGTCCTCCTTTCGACGAGCTTAGTGTCGCACACGATTGCGTAAAACGCAAGATATTTTTTCGTAAACCTCACTTAGCGATGCCGTAAAATTGAATGCATTGAAAGGAGGCAGCGATGGGTCTTGCAGAAAACATCGACGCGCTGTTGGTTAAGCACGACATAACTCAAGAGTCTCTTGCAAGGATTGCAGAGGTTTCACCTTCCTCAGTTACTAGGTGGAGGCATGGTGGGGCGATCCGTAAGAAGCCATTAGAGAAGATCTGCGCTTTTTTCAGCCTCACTGAGGATGATCTCTTGTCAGATGCTCATGGCCTCGCTGCCAAGGAACATGGCTATTACGATCCTCGCAAAGCTGACGGCCATCCAGTGCGCATCGTGGTGACGCCTGGCGTTCCGGTGCCTGTGGTGGGGCGCGTGCATGCGGGCAACTTTGAGCCAGAAGAAGTGGCTGAGCGCGTGGTCCATGTCACCGAGGAGGCAGTGAAGGGCCATCCCAACGCCAAAGGCCTTATCGTCGACGGCCACTGCATGGACAGGGTGATCCCCGAGGGCTGCTGCGTGCTCTACGACCCAGACATGACCGAGCCCGCCAACGGCAGCGTGGTCATCGTCGAGACAGAGGACTACAGCGCCCTCATGCGACGATGGTATTCCACGGGACGCACCCTCGTGCTCTCTCCCGACTCCTTCGATGCCGACATCGAGGACATCGTGCTTCGTTGGGAGGACGGCCCCATCCGAGTCCTGGGCACAGTGTTTCACTTCCAAGCTCCCGACGACTGGGAAGAGTGGATCCGCCTCCAAGACCTAACTACATAGCCTTTCACCTCGTATTTTCTTTCATTTGCCCTCGCGCAACTATACCACATGCGGTATAGTTATAAGCGTAATAAGGGCTGCGGGAGAAAGGAGGTAACGATGAGCAGCTGGGTCAAGAATGAGCTGGTTCCACGGGTTATTGATTTCGGAGTTCAAGTGGGAGCAGGCATCGCGGTAATGGCCATCTGGGAATGGGCCACAAAGGATCAAGAGAAAGAAGACCCACAAGAAAAGGAATCCCCAACGCACCGACCAAAGCACATGAGAGATTCCTAGGAAATGGGAGGCCCCTGCGGGGGCCCTCCTTCCCATCTTAACAGGGAGGAACGAGCACATGATAGAGATTGCAAAGCGCTTCTTCACTTCGGCGGCCGCCTTCTTGACGGCTTTGGTGATCTGGAACGCCTGGAAGAAAAGGAGGGGTAGCCATGGTGAGTGAGGCTGAGAGGCGGGCCAAGGCCAAATACCGCAAGAAGGTGAAGCAGGCCATTGTGGGCTTCTATCCCAAAGACGAAGAGCTCTATGAGTGGCTGGAGCGCCAGCCTAACAAATCCGGTTATATCCGAGAGCTTATCCGCAAGGACATGGAGAAACATCAACGGGAGCAGTAACGCACACTCTTTGCACGTTGAGAGATCAACTAGGCCTTTTGCTGAGATCGGCAAAAAGGGTGCCGCTGGCGATATTTTTTTGACACATGGCGTGAACGGTAGTGTTTTTTGTTATAAATTCGGATATAACCGAATTACCAGAAAGGAACTCGATGAGTTATGACCAAGAAGGACGCGGGCTCAGGTGGGTGTATCGCGAAGGGGAGGTAGCCATATGTCAATATGTCTGGGGATTCGGGGCTCATACTGTTCTCGATGAATGTCGTGAGCTATATGGAGTCAAAAAAGACCCGGGGCTCAATGTCATCCCACTGGGAAGTGGCTGTGATAAGAACACGCTTAATCCAAATGTGCTGAAAAAAGCCGTGGTCTGCCTACAGTCTTTGAACAAGAACGACTTCATGGTCTCTCAGCAGCGAAACCTAATAAAGAAATTAAGACCGAACATCTATGAGATTAGAGTAACTGGAGAGACCCTACGGTTCTTTACCTACATGAAGGATGATGGACAGCGCCTTGCCGTCCTTATTAAGGCAGCGAAAACACACAGTGGAAAAGGCAAGAAAGACACCGGCTCTGGAATCGAAGCAGTAAAAAAAGACGTGAAATTAATTGAGAAACTATTACAGGAGACCGATATCAATGACTAGCCACGTAAGGGGCAGAGTGGTCAAAAAGGGGACCTATTCAACCAAGACAAAAGCTTTAAGGGCAGATATGAAACGACTGTTTGGGTTCGATCCTGGCCCAGATGATCCAGAAATGACCGCTTATAGGGTATCCGACCGCTTTGCCAACGATTTAATAAAAGAGGCCGTACGTCAGGGGATCACCAACAAGGAGCTTGCAAAAAGAGCTGGTATCAGCCCATCTACGCTTAGCGGGTTCCTGAACGGCGGGAATATCACTGTTAAGACTATGTCGAAGCTAGCCTCTGCACTCGGAAAAGAGATAGGACCTATTACTTTTGTAGACAGCTTCGAGGTAGCTTGTGACGACCTTGATTACAAAGATGTTGAAGAGACTTCCTATGAGAGACCTCGACTTGTTAGGACCGTGAATCATAAATCTTATCAGCAACAGCATGTGGGGCACGCTTCATTTAAGGAAGGTGAGTTAGCGTCATGAACGATGAAATCTTCGCGCCAGTGAGTCTTGTCGACTTATGGGTTAACCACCTCAGCTTTGACATTGACAAAGATCCAGGAGATTCTGTCGACAGCATGCTCACTGTCGAGGTTGGGGCTACGAAAGAGAATGATCCAGAAGGTTTTACTGATGGAGTTCGTGCCACGTTGAGAGTCAGTAATGACATCGCACCTAAGGGATCGGAAAACGTGGTATCAAGTGTATCGATCAATGCGACTTGTATTGTAAGAGCCAACAAGACCGATGAAATTAGTCAAGAATCCCTTGATTCTTACCTATTGCAAAACGCGATTTCATTCTTATATGCAGAGATTAGGTCGAGGGTGGCAAAGCTATATTCTGGTTCACTTTTTGGAAAGAGGATCCAACTTCCAACGATTGTGCCGGCCATCATCGCAAAAGATTTCAAGTTTAGCGATGTGGAAGAGTAGTAATTGTAATAAATAATGCCTAGCTCCATATTCTAGAATTCCTCCTTTCTAGTATTGACAAAGTCAATAGACAGTGTCAATATATAGACATGGAAAGGAGGTACGGATGGCCAAGCAAAGAGAGATCATCCGCAAGCTTGAGGCGGCCGGGTTCGTCTACATCGGCCAAAGAGGCCACCTCAAGTTTCGCAAGGGAAACGTCACCGTGATGGTTCCGGCTCACAAGGACATCGGTGAGGGGCTTGCGAATAGGATCCTCAGACAAGCCGGGCTCCGCTAGGGGCCCGGCCCTCGGGCCGTCCGTTATCAATAGAAAGGAGCCACTATGGCTACCCTTACCTGCGAGTTTGAAATGGTTCATGAGGAAGGCCGCTATGTCTGCTATGCCTTTGGGCTTGGTGCCGGCACTGAAGGCCTAAGCCGTGCCGATGCCGTCGCCATGTGCGTGGACTACGTGCGCGGATATGCCCAGGACTTCCTCATGCGCGATGAGCCTATGCCCAGCCTTCCCCTCGGCAACGAGCCAAGACAGGGCGGTTCCATCCTGGTGGTGTCGGTGGATACCTCCTTGGCAGACGTGCCAGCTATGTCTTCTTCTGAGGCAGCCAGGGCACTGGGTCTCTCTCGTCAGCGCGTGGCCCAGCTTTGCGATGCCGGGCTGTTGGAATCCTGGCGAGTAGGCGCCACCAGGATGGTGTCTGTGGCGTCGGTGGAGGCTCGTAAGAGCGATCGGTAA